GTTGTTGATTCTCGAAGTTCGATGAGGTTTCCGCTGAGAGTTCACGTCAGCTAGCTAAGCAGGGTATTGCCTTTAATGATGTTGACAGTGCGGTAGGGGCACTTCAAGCCGAATCGGAGCAGTTAGTTCAAACTCAAAAGGAACTTCGAGAATCAACAACCAAGCTCAACGGAGACGCGCGCGAACAGGCTCAAGTGCTCCGTGCGCTGGAAAAGCAGACCGGACAAAGTGCTGAGCAGTTACTGGAAGCTGCCAAGAACATGGGTGTGTTTCGCGGCGATATTCAGCAAACGCTGATCCAGCTGCGTCAGTACACCGAGGATACTGAGGCAGCTACCCGTGCTACGGATGCGTTCTCGCGCGCGCTGAAGCAGCAGAGTTCGGATCTGCTCAAGGCCGGAGATCAGGCCGATGAAGTGGCCAAAAAACGCAAGGCTCTCATTAGTGCGGCTACCTCACTCGCAAGGGAATCGTCGGATACGTTTGAGGGAGCACTGAAATCCCTGCGCGCGTTTATTGCCGCTCAGCCTGAACTGCGAGCTGCGGTGGAACGAGAACGACAGCTGGAAGGGAAATCCATAGAAGGATTTCTGGAAGACGCCTTATCAAGTGCGTTCAAGCGTCGTAGGGACAAGTCTGGAACTTCTCTCCGCAACGCTCAGGAGCAACTGGCTAAGTCTCTTGCTGAAGTTGCGCTTGCTTCCACTGAGCAACAGGTAGCACTGGAGAAGAATAAGAACGAGCGGCTCCTGCAAATCAATGAGACTGCGCAGCGACTGCAAATCATCTCCTATCGTGAGTTCCTTGAGACGAAAGCTGCACTCTCTGCTGCGAGTATTGACAGGGAGATCTCGCAACAGGAAGATGTCGTACGCGCGGCTAAGACTGCACAGCTACGCCTCATCGCAGCAGCGGGTAAGCCGGAAATCTCCGCCGCTGAACGCACCAAGCGTCAAGCTCAGGCTGCGGACGCAAATGAAGCTGCGATCAAAGCTGAGACGAAACTCGCTGAGTTGCAATCGAAACGCGAGGCAATAACTGAGACACTGCAACAGTCGCTGAAGGAATTCCAGTTCCAGCAGTTGAAAGATGTGCGTCAACTTGAGATCGAGTACGCGCAACTCACGGGACGAATCGAGGACTCGCTCAACGCGGCGACGGATGAGAAGTTCAGGGAGTCGTTGCAGGATCTCGCGCTCGCACAGGATCGTCTCAATAAGCAAATCATCGCTGAGACTAAGGCTAAGAACGCGGATCGAGTCGCTGAACTCGAACTCGCTCGCGCGCAGAATCAGCGCCAGATCGAGGCAATCCAGAACATCGTCACGCAGGAGCGTGCGACGAATCGCCTCGCAGCGGCACAGGAGTTAGTCCGACGTGCGCAAGATAAGCAGAGTGAATTAGAGAAGGATCTCGCGTTCCAAGTTGAGTTTCGCGGACTGAGCGAGGAGAGGGCGATTACGCAACGACTCGCAGGCGAGCAGAAGTTGGCAGCCTCACTCCGTCTCAGTCGTGATCTGGTCCAGTCAATGATTGACGCCCTCAACCTGCGCGGAGTGAAGCCTCCAGAGGCATTGCTGGAGTTTGTCCGCGAACTCAACACTTCTATTCAGGGATTGGGTGAGTTGTCGTTCAGCGAGCAATTTCGACTGGCACAGAAGGAGTTCGATAGGATCAACGAGGAGCGAGTTGCGAAGATTCAGGACGTTGAGCGCGCAGTGCGGAATCGGGATATTGCCGAAGTTGAAGGCGCGATCATCATTCGACGCATCAACAATCAGTACACGGCAGATCTCGAAGCACAGTTAACCGTACTGAAGCAAATCGCAGCCGCGTCGAATGACCGTAACCTGCAACGACAGGCTCTCGACGCAGGGGAAGTCGTCAAAGACACGAAGGACCAAGTCGCAAGTCTCAGCAAGCAGATCGACTCAGCGGGGAAAGACGCATTCCGCTCAGGGCTGACGCAGTTCTTCATCGATCTCCGCGATAACAGCCAGTCCGCACTGGAAGACTTCAAGAAGTTCCTCGATGGGATCGTGCAGAGCATTGAGAACGTGATCGCCGAGAATCTCAGCAAGAAGTTGTTTGAGTCGTTGTTTGGAGGAGCTGAGGATCAAGCTGGGGGGTTGATTGCGCGAGTGAAGAGGTTTTTTGGTGGGGGTGGTGGGACTGAGGCTGCCGTACATGCAGGTGAAGCTACGGCTCACGTTGCAGACGTGACCACTGCGGCCCACACAGCAGACGCAACTGCGGCGAGTGCGGCGTTGCAAACTGGAGCGGCAGCGGCCTCGGCTACGCTGGAAGCTGGAATCACTGCATCGAGCGCAACTTTCACGACTTCAGTTGTCACTGCGGCAACGTCCTTCGCCTCACTTATCCTCTCCGCAGGCGCAGCCTTCGCAGCTTCAGTTGCAGCGGGTGGGGCGGCTCAGGCAGCGGGCAGAATTGGTTCATCGTTCGCAGGCGCAGCGGCAACAGGAATGTTCCCGGCAGTTCCGGGCGGAGTGGTGAGGATTGTCGAGGGTGGATTTCCAGAAGCAGTGTTGACGACCGATCCGAAGCATGCTGTACGACAAGTTGCGATCCTGAAGGCGTTCCTCAGGGAGACGCGCGGGTTAGGTGGACGAATTCGCGGACTGGCCCAAGGTGGATTCGCACTACCTTCTCTCACTCCAAGTGTCGTTGGAATGCCGAGCTTGAACGCCAACCTCGGGAATGTCGAAGTTGGATCGCAGGCGTTGAATTTGCGCATTCTCAACTTGCTGGACAAGAGACAACTCGTGGGAGGACATCTCCGCTCAGCTGAAGGCGCACGTGACATCATGAACATCATCTCGGAGAACTCGGATGAGATTGGAAGGAGGATGGGAATTCGATGAGCGGTGGATTGACGAGTTTAGGCGCGGCCCAAGTGCTCAACTTCTACCTGCGTGGAATTGCGCCGACGTTGCCATCGACGTTCTATCTCCGCCTGCTCACTACTCCTTCGACAAAAGTGTCGAGTGGAAGTGAGAGCGTCTACGGAGGTTATGCGAGACTTGCGCTTGTGCGCGGAACATCACTCTTCACTGATCCTCTCCTCACTTCACGCTCAGTCAATGTCGCTGAACTCTCACTCCCTGCGCCGTCGAGCGGAGATGACGACATCGTCGCGTTCGACATCGTGGACACTTTGTCGGGCGCGTTCACTGAGACGTACTTGTTTGGGAATGTACAGCCGCATAGATCGATCATTGTTGGAACGCGGCCTATCCGCTTTCCTGCTGGAGCACTCATCGTCACCGCATGAGCGATCAATTCTATATCTACAGGTTTGAGGACGATCTACGCTCAACTCTCTACTCGGGCGTAGCACATGCGATCTCGTTCAACAACGAAGTCTACGCTCCGGTGTCGATTTCGCACTCGCAACCGACCTTCTCCTCAGATCCGTCGCAAGCTCGCATCACCGTCAGACTCAGAGACGATCTCTCAGTTCCGCTCAACTACATCTCACACCCTCCACCCTACGCAACTTACCTGACGATCTACGAAGTGCTCGCAACTGAGATCGACGGGAACGTGCTAGTTGCGACTGAAGTCGATCCCCACTGGCGCGGACAGATTGTGCGCATCGCATGGAAGGACTCGTTTCGTGCGGTGGAGATCACTTGCCGCACGAGACAAGACATCCACTTCAGTCGAGAGACAAACGAGGAGTCGCTCAACCCGCTCTGTCGCTTCCATCTCGGCGACGGGAGATGTCCGGTGAATATCGAGGATTTCAAGGAGAGCGCGATAGTGGAGGCGATCTCAGCGGATATCAGCGAGCCGACGATCATAGTGAGTGGGTTGAGCCAACTTAATGACTACTATCGTGCGGGAATGATCAGATTGGCAGACAGAGACATGCGCACAGTGGATCTTGCGCTGACGAGTGGCGGGAACAAAGTCCTCACTCTCAGTCGAGCGTTTCCTTCGACTTCGGTGCAAGTTGGAGACAGTGTTGACATCTTCGCCGGAGACGATCTCACACAGGAGACTTGTTCGGTGAAGTTCGCCGCTGCGACTGACTCAGGTGCCGCATGGGGCGGGTGGAAGTTGACGCCGAATCGAGACTACGCGAGGTACGGGATCAGATGAGTGCGGCGATTGCTCTATTTGCAGCGCAGATGTACCTCGGAGTAATCCTCCAGCCGCGTCCGAAGAAGTTCTCATTCGAGGACCTCAAGGAAGCAAACAAGGGTGATGAGACTCGGCCCATCCCCTACATCCGAGGTCGATGGAAGACGAAACCTCAACGCATCTGGCTCGGCGACTTCTCCGCACGCGCAGTTGAACGCGATTCCAAGTGGACCGACTACCTCTGGGCAGGTGCAACAGCAGCACTCTTCGACTTCATCACTGTCAGCTATCGCTACTACGTCGGGCAGGGATTTGCGCTGACTTGGGGACCGATTAATCGCGTCAATCAGGTCTACGTCGAAGACCTCCCCTGCGCAGTGAGTCCAGTGGTGGACAACGCGGGAGGGTCGATTCTCCTCGATGATCCGCAGCTATTCGGCGGAGATCAACCCCCCGGCGAAGGTGGAATCTACGCGATTTGCGACGTGATTGCAGGAACCTACACCCAAGGCCGCAATACTTACCTGCAATCTCTCGAAGGAAACGTCCCGGCGCTGCATGGAGTCGCCGCACTCATCATTCGCGGACGCTCAGGCGCAACTGAGTCGGGGTATTTCTCGGCGGGAGTGCTCAATCTACGCGAGTGGCAAGTGGAGGTGATGGCATGGCCGGATGTACTGAACACCGGGAATGCGCAGTTGCCGGATCAGTCGTTCAATCGCGTACATGCGCTGTATGAGTGGGCTACGAATGCAGACTTCGGCGCAGAGTATCCAGCGAGTGAGATCCACCTCCCTTCGTGGAAAGAGGCTGCGCAAGTTGTCTACGACGAAGGGAATGGGTTCTCTGGAGAGATCAACACGGGCGGGAATGTTGGTGAGGTGTTCGATCAACTCCGAGCGAGTGTGGACGCTGAGGTGTATGAGCATCCGCGAGACGGACTGAAGATCAGGCTCATTCGCAAAGACTACTCGCTGCCATCACTCATCACCCTTGACGAATCCAACACTGACTCCATTGACGAGTACACGCCGGGAGACAATGTTGACACCTTCAATCGCTTTACATTGGACTACACTGACCCTGCAAATAACTATCAGCCTCGGCCTGCGGTCTACGAGGACCCTGCTAATCGCACCTTGCAGCAGAGATCTGTGCTCAAGGTGATCTCCTACCCCGGAGTCAGTTCCGCGACACTTGCTCAGAAACTCGTCACACGCGATGGTCGTGCGTTGTCGCAGCCCTTCCCTCCACTTATTGCAAGTGCAGGAGAAGTTGCGCGCTCTCTCTGGCCGGGAGATGTGTTCAGGTTTACGTGGAGTGATCCTTTCGTGCAGAAGGTGTTTCGAGTACATGCGAGAACTCCGGGAGTGAGTTACGAGGGAGAGTCGAACTTCAGGATTAGCTCAACTGAGGATCAGTATTCAGTTGGACTCTCAGTGTTCGGAACGCCAAGTGGATCAGGCTCAACGAATCCTGCTGATGTCTGGGCCACTGCACCCCCGAGTGCGGCGTGGGATGAAGTTTTCCTTGCACCTGACGGACTGGAATACACCCTCCAAATCGGCATCAGCGGCAATCTCGAATCTTTCATTCGCGGCGCGATCATCTTCGGCACTTACGCAGGTGGTCAGTACGCTCGTCTCTATGTCACTGAGCCGGGAGGGGTGCAGACGTTGTCACCAGTAAAACTCTCGCCTGACGCAGACGGGAAAGCTCAGTTCGTCTGGCCTGCCGGGACGAGTGGGACTTATCAGTTCTGCGTGCAGACTTACTCTCTCACTGGGGTGACGAGTGGAGTGAAAGTTTGTGCATCGATTGGCGCGGCGAGCTATTCACCGAGTCCGTCTGCGTCGATCTCTCCGAGCGCGAGTGAGAGTTCAAGTGCAAGCCCGAGTGTTAGCCCGAGTTCCTCGACTTCGCCTTCATTGAGTCCTTCAGCTTCAGCGAGTGCATCGATCTCGCCTAGTTCATCACTCAGCCCGAGTTCCAGTGTGAGCCTGAGCCAGTCACCTTCGTCATCAGCGTCGTCATCGATCTCGCCCTCTGCTAGTACGAGTCCAAGCTCGTCAGCCAGTCCCAGTGTTCCACCGGACGACTTCGATTTCACGAACATTCTCTGGAGAATCCGGGCCGCTGACATTGGGGGATTGAGTGACGGAGATCCGGTTACGACATGGTTAGACATTTCAGGAAACTCACGCGACTGGTCGTCGTCGGGCCATACAAATAAGCCCAAGTACAAAGTCAGCCAGATCAACGGCCATCCCGCAGTTCGATTTGATGACAATGGACTACAGAACTATTTTGACGGACCAAATCTCAGTGGAGCAGGGCTGTCGGAAGTCGATCTATACATCGTCGTCAGGGTTGATGCAGATCCAGCGTCCGACGCTACGGTAATGGGTCTGTGGAATTTCAATAGCGCGAACTATAACGACGCGCTCACGCAGTACCCGGACACGAGCGGTGTTATCAAGATGACGGCGTTTCTGCCGTCTACTGAAGTCTCTCTTGACAATAACCCAACTCCCGCGTTGACTTCGTGGAGACTGTTGCGAGTGACAGCTAAGACAGGGACCAGCAACTACAAGATGGATCTGGATGGATCAAACATCGCCACCGGAACTCGGACTACGCTGACATTCCCGGCAGTAACTCATCTCGGACGGAGCGTGAGCAATCTAGGATCGACATGGATGCGCGGATACATTGCTGAATTCTTCGCCTTCAGTAGCAAGTGCGACGCGACCCAACTTGCTACAATTCACAGCTATCTCAACTCCTTCTATGGCTTCTCGTTACCATGAGCTACGAATCCACAGTCCTCGCTCTCAATCCCGTCCTCTACTGGAGGCTGGACGAGAGTGGTGTGGCCGCTGATGGGGATCAAGTCACTGATATCTCGGGAAACGATCTCCACGGCACGCTGGACTACGCAGGCTCAGCCCCACTGCAAGTCTATGGGAATGCTTCTCCAATTGAGACTGACGACGCCAGTCGATCCTTCTTCATCAACAACTTCCCGCTCCCACTCACGAGTCGAGCATTTGTGAGCCGTGCCTCGGACTCGCTGTTGGAGATCGCTCAGAACATCACTGTCATGATGTGGGTCAGGCCGAGTGGAGTAGCGATGTCGTTCTTCGCGAAGGAGAAGGTGTTTGATGGAATCTGTTATCAGTTGGAAATCGACACGAATGGACGATTCAAGTTCACGATTCGCGACAGTGGAGGGACACAGTGGAGCGCGATTGCGCCAGTGGAGTTTCAGGAGGAGATGCTCGATCAGTGGTGGTTTATCGTCGGAGTGAGGCTGGGGGATGCGCTCGTGATCTATGTCGATGCAGTAGTGCGAGGATCGACTACTGTGACTTCATCGCTTGACACACTCACCGAGAGTGGACAGTTGCGTCTCAGTGCGGGCATCAGCGGCGACTATCAATACTTCGCGGATGAAGTGGCAATCTTCGACTACGCGCTGAGTGGGAGTCAGATTGCGGAGGTGTATGAAGCTGCGCTGAACGCTCTCACAATGCAGGGTCAGTGCGACATCAGGACGAGTGCGACACTGAGCGCATCTGACGATCCCGATCCAGTGGAGTACTCGTTTCGGCACAACTGGGACAAGCCTGTAATTGAGCGATTCCGCGCTCGCACTGGAGTGTTCCGACCGACAGACGGCTCAACCCAATTGCGCAGACAACGCTCGGCATTGCGTCGTCAAGTCGAGTATCAGCATCTGCTGTACAATGAGAAACTCAGACGACAATTTGATGCGCGCGCGTTTGGCGGGAGGACTGCGCTGGTGCAGTTCGAGCCGGACAAGGTGCGAGTCGAGTCTCTCGCTCAGAGTGCGACTACTACATCCTTCGACACTCGACTGCGCGACTTTGAAGCGGGTCATCGCGTGCTCATCTACCAAGACGACGACAATTACGAATTTCAGACTCTCACCTCGGTCACTGACGACGCAATTGAGTGGAGCGAGGGATTGTCTCAGGCTTACACTCGCCCGTGGATCAAGCCTGCGCGAGTGGCACGACTTCCGGTTGAGCAATCAGTGGAGATGCAGACTGATGTCGTGGGAGATTCGTCTACAATCTACGAGTACCTCGCAGAAGACGAAGTATTCAGTCCGAGACGCTGCACTCCCTACATCTCAACTCTCACTTACCACGCACGGGAAGCATTCGATCTACGCGAGTGGCAGGGACACGACTACAGCGAACTCCCGACGATTGAGTACGTCGCTGAGCGCAGTGAGTTAGACGACGGTACTGGAGTCATCTCAGCCAAGCAGTACCAATGGGGAGCGAATGTCACTCAGCCCTACAACATGAACCTGCAAGGGAGGGAGTTGATCGCAAAACTCCTCGGCTGGATCTACTATCGCTCCGGTCAATATCAACCATTCTGGATGCCGACATTCAAACAGGATCTCAAACCCCTCACTCGCAGTGGGAATGTGCTGCTCGTTGAAGGACACGAGTTCTCGCAACTGTATGCGAATTCCACCTCACGCGCGGATCTTGCCTTCGTCTATCGCGACGGCACAGTGACGCTGCGACACATCGAGTCGTTCAATGTCGATGGAGCGAATGATGCACTGAGTCTGGACTCGACTGTTCCAACACTGACGAATCTCCGCTGGCTCAGCTTCCTGCGACGAGTTACGCTCTCCTCAGATGACATCGAGATCGCATGGCAGACTGATGACGTGGTGCGAGTTGCGTTCGCTGTAGTAGACGCGCCACTCGATATCGCACTCGGCTCGCCCTCAGTTAGTCCATCGCCGTCAGGCTCGACTTCCACTTCGCTCAGCCCGAGTCCCTCCGCGTCTCGCTCACTTTCCCCTTCCGCATCCCTCTCTCCCTCTGCTAGTATTAGCCCGACAGTCTCTCCCAGTCTGTCGCCCTCTCATAGCGCAAGTCCAAGCGGGTCAATTAGTCCAAGCTCAAGTCCGAGTGTGTGATCTATGCTGAAACTTCTCCTGTTACTCGCTCTCTTTGGTCAAACCTACTATGTGTCGCCAACCGGGAATGACGCCAACGACGGCTCAGTGGATCATCCCTTCAAGTCACTAGACAAAGCCTGCTCAGTCGCAAGCGCAGGCACGACGATCCTCGTCATGGCAGGGACATACGACGGCAACTACTGCCACGGACAGGCACAGGGGACAGTGGACCAGCCCGTTATGCTCAAGGCGTACCCGAGCGCATCTCCAGTGTTCACTGGGACGCATCCCTATGGAGTCACCCTGAACATCTTCGGCACTTACTGGAACATCGACGGGCTGAGCTTCGAGAACACTGCGCTCTCAGTGGTGGTCAACGTAGCTAACGCGAAGGAGATTCGTCTCAGTAACTTGCACTTCACGAACAACAATGGCGGTGAACTCATCAAAGTGAGTCGTTCATCCCGCGTGTTCATCGAGAACTCCTCGTTCAACACGACAGGGATCGTTACTGATCAGGGTCAGGGAGATTGTGTAGCGATTCGAGGATCGACTCAAGTGCTCGTGCAGGGGAATTCATTTACCAAGTGCGGACACTCCGCAGTCGACGTAATGAACGACAACGAGTTGATGAGTGATCGCGTCGTCGTGAGACAAAACTCAATCGACCAACACTGGGGTGGGGGGATCTATCTCATTCGCGGCACGAGCAACTCACTCGTTGAGGACAATCGCATTCTCCACACAGGCGAGCAGGTCAACTACCCGAAAGCGTGCATCCAAGTCGCCGGGACTTACGGCATCTATCGACGAAACATTTGCGCGATGACAGGACCGAACCAAGTCGGCTACACGCTGGCTGCCTACTACTATGGCGGCATCATGCAACTGCCGCAGCACAATCGAATCTATAACGAAACAGTTTACAAGGTCAGTTACACACCTTTCCAAGTGATTCAGAAAGACATGACTGACGCAACTGGACAAGTACTCACTCGGGCGGATGTGGATGATAACAAGATCGTCAACTCCATCTTCTACTTCAATAAAACTCAAGGCCCACAGGAACCCTACTGGCCAGCGGGTAACTACTACATCACAGCGGACTCCTACTTCAGCTCTGCTCCGTGGGATGCGTTCACGAAGGTGCGCTTCTTCGGGAATCTCATCCTGCACGCGGATGCGAGTGGGGATAAGCCGGGAGAGCCAAGGATGGTCTACCATCAAACGAAACAAGTTGCAGATCTCGTCTGGTCGTTGAGTGGAGCTGAGCAGGCGTTCTCGTGGAGTGGAAATCGAGAGTTGAACCCGAAGTTCACGAACGCCGATGGAGGCGACTTCTCACTTGCGAGTGGATCGCCTGCAATTGACAGCGGAGTGAGTCTTACTGTGACTACCGCAGCAGGAAGTGCGACGAGTGTGATTCCCGTGGAGGATTCAGGGTTCTTCTCGGATGGAATGGGCGTGATCACGGGAGACAGGATTCGCATTGGAAGCGAGATCGTCTCAGTAGTGAAGGTGGAAATTGGACGGCTCACAGTGGATCGGGCAATCAGTTTCACATTAGGAACTCCGGTCAATTTGACCTTCAACGGGAGCGCGCCGGATACTGGCGCAGTGGAGAGTGGGGGAGTGGTTACGAGTCCGAGTCCGACTCCCACTCCAACACCTGTCCCTAGCCCAACTCCCGTGCCGAGTCCATCGCCGACACCGCTGCCCAGTCCAACTCCAACTCCAGTCTGCATCATGTCCACCACGACTCCAATCCTTCCCGAGTGGACAACTGGCAAACTTGTTGTGGTATTCCTGAATCTGACTGAGTCCGGTACAGTGAGACTCGTTGCGAACTCAGGACAGATCACAGTCGATTCCACCCCGAAGCCTGTCAGCGGAACGAGCGCGTTGGTTGAGTTTGCGATTCAGACGAAGAAGAAGTCGTCCTCGATTACCGTCACTGGCCCATGTGGGTCGAAGGTGGTACAGGTGACG